GCCTCCCGTTTCTCTCTCCGTGACCCAGAGCGACGGGTGCTCCTGTCACGTTCCGTGACTCTCTCAAGATCCCGTTCCGGACGATCACGGGAGGTGTCACCGTGAGTGACCTCACTCGGGTTCTGGAACGGCAGCTCGCCGCGTGGCAATTGACCGAGTCGCCGGAGGGTCAGGCGGCCCTGGACATCGCCGACCGGCTCACCGAGACCGAGGACCTGCGTCCGGCGGCTGCGGCGATGTTGCACGCGCAGTTGCGGGCGCTGTTGGTGGACCTTCGCAAGCTCGCCTCGCCGGAGGCCGCCAACGATGACGTGGCCGACCTTCAGGACGAGTTCGGCAAGCTGAGGGTCGTGCCGTGACGGCCGTGGAGGACCGGCTGATCCTGGGCGCGCGGGACCCGCGGATCTGCGTCCACCCGAACGCGCCGGTCTCTGCCGGACGTCTGGCGATCGATCTGGCGCGAACGGCGGGCCTGGTGCTGGACCCTTGGCAGTGCCTGGTGCTGGAGCGGTCGCTGGGGCTCGGCGCCGAGCGGCGCTGGTCGTCGCGCGAGGTCGGCCTGATCGTGGCCCGCCAGAACGGCAAGTCGGCGATCTTCGAGGCGCGCATGCTCGCGGGCCTGTTCATCTTCAACGAAGAGCTGATCCTCTACAGTGCGCACGAGTTCAAGACTGCCGGGGAGATCTTTCGCCGCGTGCTGGGGCTGATCGAGAGCACGCCGAAGCTGCGTCGGCGAGTGAAGGCCGTCGCCCGCTCCAAGGGCGAGGAGGGCATCGAACTCCTTCCGACCGAGAAGTGCCCACGAGGACAGCGCCTGCGGTTCGTGGCCCGCTCGACCAACTCCGGCCGGGGCTTCTCGGCGGACTGCACGATCTGGGACGAGTGCCAGAACCTGCCGGACGCCAGCGTCGACGCGATGATGCCGACGATGCTGGCCCGGCCGAACCCGCAGCTGTGGTACGGCGGGTCCGCGCCGGACAAGGACCTGGCGCCGTGCGAGCAGATCACGCGGGTGCGGGGCCGGGCGCTGGAGGGCCCGGCGGACGGGCTGGCGTTCTTCGAGTGGTCGGCGCAGCTGTGCAGCGACCAGTGCGGCCCGGACTGCACCGAGCACGACGACCCCGGCGACCCGTTGACCTGGGCGAAGTGTAATCCTGCGCTCGGCACGGACCGCGTGTCGACCGAGGCGATCGCGGGACTGCATGCATCCATGTCGCCGCGGGGGTTCGCCCGCGAGTTGCTGTCAGTCGGGAACTATCCGGTGTCGGGCGGCGGCTGGGACGTCATCTCCGAGGCCGCCTGGTCGGCGACCGAGGACACCTCCTCCGAGCCGCTGGACCCGGTGGCCTTCGCCGTGGACGTTACCCCGGACCGCAGTGCGGCGGCCATCGCGGTGGCTGGCGCCCGCGCGGACGGTCTGATGCACGTCGAGGTGGTCGACCACCGTCCGGGGACGGGCTGGGTGGTTGACCGGGTCAAGACGCTGATCGAGCGGTGGTCACCGTGTGCGGTGGCGGTGGACGCTGGCGGCCCGGCGGGGAGCCTGGTCGCCGATTTCGAGGCGGCGGGGATCGAGCTGACGTTGCCGCGGGCACGGCACGCCGCGGCGGCGTGCGGCGCGCTGTATGACGCGGTGGTTCGCCCGCCGGAGGCGCCGGAGGGTTGGGCGTCCACGGTGCGGCACATCCCGCACCCGGCCCTGTCGGCGGCCCTGAGCGGGGCGAGCAAGCGCCCACTGGGTGATGCGTGGGCGTGGGACCGGCGGGGCGTGAGCGTGGACATCTCGCCGTTGGTGGCGGTGACGCTGGCGCGGTGGGCGCACAGCAAGTTCGCTGCGGATGCCGCCAACTACGACGTGATGCAGTCGGTCTTCTAGGGAGGGTTGATGCGCGAGCTGATGACGACCCTCCTGGACGTGGCGGGGCTGGGCCTGGTGGCGGCGGGCGCGGCGGCGGCGGTGTGGCCGTGGATCGGCCCGGCGGGGCTGGCGGTGGCCGGCGGCGTGGTGCTGGCCGGGTCGCAGGTGTCGGCGAGGCTGACGCGGTGAGCCTGTTCTCCCGGCGGAGCGGCCCGGGCGCGACGGCCGACCAGTTGATCCCGGAGCGGCCGGGAGTACGGGCCGGGACGGCGGCCGTCACCAACGACACGGCGCTACGGCACAGCGCGGTGTGGGCGTGCCTGCGCCTGCGCGCGAACCTGGTCTCGACGATGCCGGTCGACCTGTATCGGAAGGTGCAGGGCGTGCAGGTGGAGGTGCCTAAGCCGCCTGTGCTCGTGCAGCCCGGCGGTGAGCAGGTCGACATGCAGGAGTGGCTGTACAGCTCGCAGTTCGATCTCGATCGGGCGGGCAATGTCGTCGGCCTGATCACTGCGCGGGACGGCATGGGATTTCCCGCCCGCATTGAACTCGTCCCGATCTCCGAACTTGGGATCAAGGGCAAGGGCGGCACGATCGAGAAGTACCGAATCGGCGGGATCGAATACGACCCCTCGCAGGTGTGGCACGAGAAGCAGTACACGGTCGCGGGGCTGCCGATCGGCCTGTCGCCGGTGGCGTACGCGGCGTGGAGCATCTCGGAGTACCTGAGTGTGCAGGACTTCGCGCTGAACTGGTTCGGTAACGGCGGCATCCCGCAGGCGCACCTGAAGAACACGGTCAAGAAGACGCTGGACAAGGCCGAGGCTGCGGCAGTGAAGAAGACCTTCAGGGCGGCGACGCAGAACGGCGACATGTTCGTGTCCGGCGCCGACTGGGAGTACAAGCCGATCCAGGCCGAGCAGGCGGGGGCGGACTGGCTGGAGGCCAAGAAGTACGGGGTCGGGGACATTGCCCGGTTCTTCGACTGCCCCGGCGACCTCATCGACGCCGCGGTGTCGACCGGCAACATCACCTACGCCAACATCACGCAGCGCAACTTGCAGTTCCTCATCATGCATCTGGGTCCGGCGGTCGCCCGCCGGGAGAACGCGCTGAGCAAGCTCACCTCGCGTCCGCGGTTCGTGAAGCTGAACACTGACGCGCTGTTGCGGATGGATCCGGCTACCCGCGCGCAGACGATCAAGACGCGGCTCGACGCGCGGACGTTGGCGCCGAGCGAGGCGCGGGCGTTGGAGGATCTGCCGCCGTTCACCGAGGCGCAGCTCGCCGAGTTCGACCGCCTGTACGGGCCCCCGAAGACGCCCACCCCGACGGGTGGCAGCGCACCGACTGGAGCGACGACATGACCGACACCACGGCCCTGCGAGCCGAGGCCGCCACGGCACGTGCCGCCGCCGCGCGGTCGGCCGACGCCAATCCGATGGAGACGCCCTGGGAGCGGCCCGCCGCGCCGGAGTTGCGGTTCAAGTCCGCGATGCGCGCCAAGAAGGTCACCAAGGACGACAACGACTGGTGGCTGGTCGAGGGGTACGCCTCCGTTGCCGAGCAGGGCTACACCATGTGGGACATGTTCGGCCCGTACACCGAGGTCGTGTCGGCGGGTGCGTTCGACAAGACACTCGCCGCGGCCCCGGAGGTGGTGTTCCGGTTCAACCATGCTGGGACGCCGATGGCCGGGACGCGCAACGGTCGCCTGGAGTTGTGGGCGGACGAGAACGGCCTAGGTGACAGGGCGTACCTGAACCCCAAGCGTGAGGACGTCAAGCTCTTGATGCACGCCATCGAGGACGAAGACGTGCGCGAGCAGTCGTTCATGTTCCGCATCACCCAGGGGCAGTGGTCCCCGGACTACACCGAGTACCGGATCAACGAGGTGGACCTGGATCGCGGGGACGTCGGCCCGGTCACCTACGGCGCGTCGCCGCACACCTCGATCGCCGCCCGGTCCGGCGAGTTCCTGAACGACATCCCTGATCTCCCGCTGTTGGTCGCCCGTGAGGCGTACGAGCGGCTGGGTGCGCGCCTGGACGTGGCCGCCTCGCTGCGGGCGGCCCCGCCGGAGCCCGAGCAGCCCAAGGGGCCCTCGGTCGCTCTGCTTCAGGCGCACCTCCTCGTGGAGAAGGCTCGCGAGGAGTTCTAGCAGCACCCCTACGTCAAGCACGCCGTCCGGCAGATCGCCCGGAGGCGGGACCGCCCGGCCGCTCGGCAGATGACCCGAGCCGTTCCGGCTGGTCGCGCTGCGACATGACCACCTACCGGATCTGTCGAAAGGCATGCCCATGCCCGGCATCGACGACCTGATCGCTTCGATCGAGGTCGAGCTGGAGGCTGCGCAGAAGCGCGCGGCCAAGACCCTGAAGGAAACCGAACTCATCCTCGCCAAGGCCCAGCAGGAGGGCCGCTCCAACCTGTCGGAGGAGGAGGGCGCCCGGATCGAGGAGCTGAAGGCCGCGCGAGAGCAGGCCAAGGGCGACATCGAGGGCGCCAAGCGCAAGCTCGCCGACGCCAACGAGGTCAAGGCCGAGGAGGCCGAGCGCGCCGAGAAGCAGCGCGAGGTCACCCCGACCGCGACCCGCAAGCCCGCCTACGACCAGGTCGCGCGCGTCGGTGCCGAGGAGCGCACCTACCGCAAGGACCAGGACCCGTACGGCAAGTCGTTCCTGATGGACGTGGCCCGGCAGTACATGTTCCAGGACGTCGAGGCGTCCACCAGGCTTTCGCGGCACATGGCCGAGGAGCGCGTCGAGCGCGCCGAGTACCTCTCGCGCGCGGTCGGCACCAGCGCCTGGGCGGGGCTGACCGTCCCGCAGTACCTGACCGACATGTACGCCCCGGCGACGGCGGCCCTGCGGCCGTTCGCGGACGTGTGCAACCGGCACCCGCTGCCCGCCGACGGCATGTCCGTCAACATCTCCCGCGTCACCACCTCCTCCTCGGCTGCACTCCAGGCGTCGGAGAACAGCGCAGTGTCCGAGACGAACATGGACGACACCCTCCTGACGGTGAACGTCCAGACCGCCGCCGGCCAGCAGACGATCAGCCGCCAGGCGATCGACCGCGGAACCGGCATCGAGGACGTCACGATGCAGGACCTGTTCAACCGAGTCGCGACGGTCCTGGACAACACCCTGTTGAACCAGGCCACGACTGGTCTGACGAACGTCGCGCAGGCCAACGCCTACACCGACGCTTCCCCGACCGGCGCCGAGCTGTACCCCAAGATCCTCGGGGCGACGGCGGCGGTGGAGGCGGCGCTGCTGGCGATGGGTCGGCCGACGCACGCGGTGATGCACTCGCGGCGCTGGTACTGGCTGTCGTCCCAGATGTCGTCCACCTGGCCGATGATCAACTGGACGAACATCCCCGTCCAGGCGGCTGGCACCGCGAACGCGGCCAGCTCGTACGCCTCCGGGCCACGCGGCGTGTTGCCGTGCGGGCTGGAAGTCGTGGTGGACAACAACATCGCCACGAACGTGGGTGCGGGCACCAACGAGGACGAGGTGTACGTCGTCCCGCAGTCGGAATGCCACCTGTGGGAGGACCCGAACGCGCCGCTGTTCATCCGGGCCGAGCAGCCCGCCGCGGCATCCCTGGGCGTCCTGCTGGTCGCCTACAGCTACTTCGCCTACACCTTCGGCCGGTACTCCAACGGCATGCAGAAGGTGTCTGGCACTGGCTTGACGACCCCAACGTTCTAACCTTCTGATTCTGATCCCATCTTCTGAGACAATCGGGGGATGGGATCAGAACAGAGGTGCGGCCGATGCAAGCAAGACCGGCCACTGCTGGCGTTCTCGCCGTCCTATCGGGGCAAGCGGGGCACGTGGTGCAAGCCTTGCTTTGCGGCATACCACCGCGGGGAACTGCCGCCGCCTGTAGAGCATGAGGAACGCACCTGTGTGACATGCGGGAAGTCGTATCGACCCAAGCAACTCAAGGCGACAGCCGCGTATTGCTCCCGGCAATGCAAGGAAGAAGGCCGCAAACTCTCCGGCAAGGCGCGTGACCAGCACCTTCGCCGCCAGTACGGGATCGGTGCCGCCGATTACGACCGCATCCTCGCTGAGCAGGGTGGCGGCTGCGCCCTCTGCGGTGTGACGCCGGAGGAGTTGACCGCAGGTAGGTATCGGACGTACCTGCACGTCGACCACTGCCACGAGACTGGCCGTGTTCGCGGACTGCTCTGTCCAGAGCACAACCTCCTGCTCGGCCGCTTCGGCGACTCGCCGGAGATGTTCCGCCGAGTCCTCGCATATCTGGAGGCTGACGCCTCCTGACCCGTATCGCTCCGCCCGCCAGTACTGACCCCGGGTTCTGGCGGGCGGTCCCATTTCAGGAGGACCTCATGGGCCTTCGGCCCCTACTCGGCGACGTGGCGCTGCCGTCATCGGCCCGAGCCGCCGGCACCTTCACCTCCGGCCCGGTCGCCAACGCGGGCGTCGCCACCGACGTGGTGCTGCTCGTGCACGTGTCTGCCGTGTCCGGAACTCCGACGCTGAACGCCTCCCTGGAGGAGTCGGCGGACGGGTCCTCGTGGTCGGCGGTCCCCGGTAGCTCCATTACCCAGCTCACGGCTGCGAGCAACGCGCTCGCCAACGGGGCCGTGACCAAGAACTTCGTGCGCGTCACCGCGACGGTGGCCGGCACCACGCCCAGCGTCACCTTCCGCGCGACGCTGCTCGTGGTGCCGACCTGAGACACCATCACCAAGGAGGGCAGATGGCCGAAGATCCGATGGTCGCCGCGCTGCTGCGCGAGCGCGCCGGGTACGTCACGCGCGGTCTGGATGACCGGGTCGCGCAGGTCGACGAGCAGCTCAAGCTCCACGGCCACACCGCAGACGGCAAGTCTCAGGACGACCCACAGTCCGAGCCGCCGAAGGGGCGGCAGACCCCGCCGCGACGCACCGCCAAGAGCGGCAAGGGCGAGACGAGCGCGTAGCCGATGATCGACCTGGGCGACGTCCACCGCATCACCGTCGCCGTCCGCGATCCGGACGGCGTACTGGCCGACCCGGCGACCGCGACGCTGACGGTGACGCTGCCGGACGGCACCACGACGTCGCCCGCCGTGTCGCTCCCCCCGGACGCGACCGGCCAGCTCGTCGTGGACTTCGCCACGACGCAGGCTGGGCGGCACGCCTGGCGGATGGTGACGACCGGTCCGGCGACGGCGTACAGCGACGTGTTCGACGTCCGTCCGGCCGACCCGGGTTTCGTCGTGTCGCTCGCCGACGCCAAGGCGCACCTGAACATCCCGACGTCGCGGGTCGAGGACGACGAGGAGCTGCGGTCGTTCATTGAGGCGACCACAGCCGTGGTGGAGCGGTACGCGGGCGCGGTGCTGCGTGCATCGCACACGCAGACCTCCGACGGCGGCCGTGACGCGGTCGTGCTGGCGCACACGCCGGTCCTGTCGGTCACGTCGGTGACGGAGTCCGGCGCGACCGTCGCCGCGTCCGGCTATGACCTGGACGAGGACTCGGGGGTGTTGACGCGGATGTCTGGCCGGTACCGGCGGTGCTGGCTGGACGGCGCGGCGAACATCGCCGTGACCTACACCGCAGGCAGGCAGGTCATCCCAGCCAACATCAGCCGCGCCGCGCTGATCATCCTCAAGCACATGTGGGAGACGCAGCGCGCGGCGGGCGGGTCGCGTCCGGCGCTGGGCGGCGAGGTCGCCGACCCGGCTACCTATGTGGTGAATCCCAGCGCCTACGCCATTCCGTACCGGGCGCTGGAGCTGCTCGGCGAGCCCGTGTCGGGGATCGCATGATCTCCACGGTTCCCGCCGTCCTGGACGCCCTGACGTCCCGCTGGGCGGCAGCGCTGCCGGACGTGCAGGTCGCCGACGGGCAGCCCCTCGACACGCAGGACGACCTGATCGCGGTCGGGTGTCACGACGTCCCCGGCGAGCCCGCCGTCGACTCGACACGCACCCGCGAGCAACTCGCCGCCGAGCCGGACCGCGAGTCCTACGACGTGTCGTGTCTGGCGTCGTCCTACAGCGGCGTTGCCGACTTCAAGACCGTCCGGGATCGCGTCTATGAGTTGGCGAACGCCGCGGCGGCCGCTCTGGCCGACGACGACACCCTCGGCGGCGCCTGCATGTCGGCACGGCTCATCTCCGGCGACCTGATCCAGGAGCGGACCGACCAGGGCGTAGTCGCGACGGTCCGCCTCACCGTCCACGTGGACGCCTACACCTCCTGACACGAGAGGGACCCTCATGTCCTTGACCAGCCGTATCGGCGTGGAGTTGACCGCGCTGCTCACCGGCACCGCCGACTTCGGCCCACCGGCCTCCGATGTCCGCAAGGCGCGGTCGTTCCCGCTGGCCAACGGGACCGGCGCCAATCAGGCCGACCTGCGGTTCGCGGACCGCCGGACCCTGGCGGCGTCGGCTTCGGAGTCGCTGGACCTGGCCGGGAGCCTGGTGGATGCGCTCGGGACCACCCTCACCTTCGCCCGCGTGAAGGCGTTGCTGGTCGAGGCGTCCTCCGCCAACACCAACAACGTGGTGCTCGGCGGCGCGGCCAGCAACGCCTTCGTCAACTGGGTGAGCGACGCGACCGACAAGGTCGTGATCCGGCCGGGCGGTCTGCTGCTGCTCGTCGCGCCGGGCGCGACCGGCTACGCGGTGACCGCGGCGACCGGTGACCTGCTGCAGGTCGCCAACTCTGGCGGCACGACCGGCGTGACCTATGACATCACGATCATCGGGAGTTCGGCATGAGGCGCGTGAAGCTCCGCCACCCCGAGACCGGCGGCGAGTTCGAGGCCCGCGAGTCCGCGGTCGACGTGTACCGCAAGTCCGGCTGGGAGGTCGTCACCGACGACCGGCCCACCTCGCCACCCGCGCCAGTCCTGGACCCCCTGCCCGACCCCGAACCGTCTGGCGAGCCCTTCGACAAGGGGGGCGAGCTCCCGTCCGCCGCGGCGGAGGAGGCGGTCACCGAGCCCGAGCCGGTGCTTACCGAAGACCAGGCCAAGCAGTCGCCGCGTGGTCGGCGCACCAAGAAGGAGAGTGAGTGATGGCGCCGCCCCCGATCAACGCCCACACCCGGTACGTCGCGAAGTCCAAAACCAAGTGCTACTGGGTCCCGGACATCGCCAACAAGTCGGCCCCCACGCGCGGTGAGCTGGACGCTGGCATCGACCTGTCCCCGCAGATCATGGACGTGGACGGTTGGGTGCTGGAATCGGAGTCCGTTGAGACGCCCGACCTGGCGACCCGGTTCACCGGGTCGATCAACGGCAGCACCAGCGCCGACGATTCCAGCCTGACCATGTACTCCGACCGCAACGGAGCCGACATTCGCGCGGTCCTCGAACTCGACGACGACGGCTTCGTGGTGTGGCTGCACGGCGGTGACATCGCCGGCAATCCGACGATGGACGTCTGGCCCAGCCGTATCGGCTCGCTAGGCAAGAACATCACCCTGGACGACGACGCCAGTTCGATCCAGGTGAACTTCAACATCACCGACGAGCCTGCCGAGAACCTCGTCATCCCCGCCTGATGGCCGCCACCCTTCAGCTCGCCATCGAGAACGGCGACCGGCTACGCGACCTGGTGCGGGAGACGCGGCGGCTGGAGGACGGCAAGGTGCTGCGCACGCAGCTCCGCAAGGAGCTGCGGCGCACTGGTGGCCGTCTCCTGAAAGAGGAGAAGCGGGCGGTGCGGGCACTGCCCTCCAAGGGGCAGAACGCGCGGCGCGGCCTGCCGTCCACGCGGCGGCAGGTGGCGAGGGCGACGCAGTTGCGGGTCCGCACGGCAGGTGCCCGCGCGGGCGTGGTCGTGTGGGTGAACCCCAAGAAGATGCCCGCAGGCAAGCAGTCCGTGCCCGGCTACATGGAGGGTGTCCGCCCGTATCAGCGGTGGCGGCATCCGGTGTTCGGCCGGGACACGTGGGTGACACAGCGGCCCACGCCGTGGTTCTACTCCACGGCCAGCCGGTATGGCGGTGAGGCGCAGCGCGCCGCCGTGCGGGCGATCGACCGATACGCCCGCGAGATCGAGAGCAGATCATGACATCCGGGGAGAACGACGTGGCAGCACCGAGCAGAGCGAAAGCGGCCGTCGAGGCGGCTGAGGCGGAGGCGACCGGCAAGGACCGCACCATCACCTTCGGCGAGGGCGATGAGGCGGCCACGTTCGATCTGCCGCGCAAGTGGAAGCGGTTCAAGTTCATGCGGGCGCTGCGGCGGGGCGACATCTCGGGGTGCCTGGACGCGATCTGGCCGCCGTCGCAGGAGAAGGACCCGATGACCGGGGAGATGGTCGACAAGCCGCACGAGGTTGTCGAGCAGATCGAGAACCTGGACATCGGCGAGGACGACTTCGAGGCTGCGTTCGAGGCGCTCGGGAACGCCCTCGGCGGGACGACGGCGGGAAACTCCAGCTCCTCGCCTGCCTGATCCTGGGGGCGAGCGAGGACGTAGAGGCCGACCTGGCGGCGCGATACCCGCGCGACGCCGACCAGCTCGGCGAGTTCTGGGCGGGGCGGATGTCTCTGCGGCGCCTGTGGGTGCTGGTGTCCCGACTGCCCGAGGACTCCCACAGCAAGCGGGCGCTGTACGGCGAGGAGATCGCCGCGTGGACGCCTGAAGGCCAGCAGCGCACCGTCATGATCCACCAAGCCGAGGTCGCGAACTGGCAGCGCGGCAACGGCAAGAAGGCCAACCGCCCCAAGGCTCCGAGGCCGCCTAGCGGCCGTGTCCGCCTGCGCGTTCCTGACGACATCTGAGCCGAGGGGGTGCGCGTGGCCGGTCGCACCATCCTCCTCAATCTCGTCGGCCGCGACCGGATCTCTCGCGTGATGCGGGGCGTGTCGCGGGAGATGGCCAACGCCACCGAAGAGACGTCGCGCCTGAACCGGGCGATGGCCAAGCTCGACAAGGTCGGCAAGGCGGGCGGCATCGCCACGGCAAGCGCGGGCGTGCTGGCGCTGGCGCGGTCGGCGGCCCCGGCAGTGGCGGCCGTGGCGGCACTGCCCGCGGCGATGGCTGCGGCGAAGGTCGCGTCCGGGACGCTGAAAGTCGGCCTAGTCGGTGTCGGCGACGCCATGTCGGCGGTCGCCGAGGGTGATGCGGAAAAGCTCAACGAGAGCCTCAAGAAGCTCAGCCCGAACGCCAAGGCGTTCGTCAAGCAGGCCAGCGCCATGCGCAAGCAGGTCATGGGCGTGCAGCAGGCCACGCAGAACAGGCTGTTCCGCGGGCTGGACGACGACCTGTCGCGGCTCGGCAAGAGCCTGCTGCCGACGGCCCGCAAGGGCATGGTCGGCGTCGCGGGCGCGCTGAACGGCATTGGCCACGAGGCCGCCAAGACCGCGTCCACGCCGTGGTTCCGCGGCCAGGTCGCGAAGGTCTTCCAGGGGACGACGGGGATCGTCCGGACGCTTCAGGGTGCGGTCCGGCCGCTGCTGGAGAGCGTGCTGCGCCTGGCGGTCGCGGGCATGCCGCTGGTGCGTCAACTCACCGCCTGGGCGGTGCAGGGCATCCGCGTCGCCGCGGCGTGGCTGCGTGCGCGCACGGAGTCGGGCCAGTTGGCCCATGCGGTCGCCGGCGTCAGTGATGGCCTGGCGGCGCTCGGCCGTATCGGCTCGAACCTGATCCAGACGCTGATCAACATCACCGGGCAGGCGGTACTGTTCGGCGGCGCCAGCACGGACCTCCTCGGCAGCTTGGAGCGGCTGACGGGGGCGATGGCGGCGTGGACGGCGTCAGCGTCCGGGCAGGCGGCCGCGGCGGGGCTGTTCCGCAGCCTCGGCCAGTCGGCTGCGCAACTCGCGCAGGTGCTGCCGCTGCTGCTGTCTCCGCTCGGGCTGCTGGTGAAGGCATTGGCCGGACTGCCGCCGGGCCTCCAGGACGTCGTCGGGCAGATGGTCGGCTGGAGCATCATCATCGGCGTCGTTGGCAGCCGCCTGAAGATCTTGACGGGTGTGACGGCCACCTGGACTGCGGCGACCTGGGCGGCCTCGCACGCGGTCAAAGTGGTCAAGTACGAGATCGCCGGGTACTCCATCGCCACGGTGACGGCCACCGCGGCGACACGCACCTACGCGGGCGCGATGCGGCTGCTCATGGCGACGAACTTCGCCCAGGGCTTCATGAACATCAATGCGGCGATGACGGCGAACGCGCCGCTGATGACCCGTCTCGGTGCCGCGCTCAAGAGCCAGATCATGCTGTGGCGGCAGATGGCGGCGGCGCAGGGCGTGTCCACGGCGAGGGTCATCGCGCATTCCATCGCGACGAAGATCGCGGCCGTGGGGACGGCCCTATGGACGGCGGCGCAATGGCTGTTGAATGCCGCGTTGCTGGTCATCACCAGCCCGATCTCGCTGATCGTCATCGGGATTATGCTGCTCGTCGGCGCGATCGTTCTTCTGTACAAGAAGAACGAGGCGTTCCGTAATCTCGTCAATGCGGCGTGGGCGGCGATCAAGAACGCTGTCATGCAGGCATGGGCGACGATCAAGCCGATTCTTTCGCAGATCGCGCACTACCTGCTCATTGTCGTAGGTACGGCGCTGCGCTGGTACTGGGCGTATGTGAAGTTCGTCTTCACCACGGTGTGGACGATCATCTCCTACACGTGGACCGGCATTAAAGCGATCTTCATAGCAATCGCGGGGTTCCTGCAAGGGCCGCTCCGCATTGCGTGGATCGTCATTCAGAACACGATCAAGATCGTGTGGATAGCGATCCAGATCTACATCAAGGTCGCGTGGGCTCTGATCAAGGGCTACTTCAACTTGATGAAGTTCTACGTCACGAAAATATTGGCCCCGATCTTCCTGTGGCTGTACAGCAACGTCGTCAAGCCCGCCTTCAATGCGATCGTCGCCACCATCAAGGCGAACTGGAACGCGATGAAGGTCGCCTTCAACGCCATCCGCAGCTTCCTTGCGGCGGTGCTCGGCCCGGCGTTCCGGCTGCTGCGCTCCGTCGCGACGACGGCATGGAATGGCCTGAAAGGCACTATCACCTCCGTGTGGACGGGCAGCATTCGACCGTCCTTCAATGCGCTCAAGAGCGCATTGGGCACGGTGCGGTCGGCATTCTCCACGGCCGTGTCCGCAATCCGGAAAATCTGGGGCGGCCTGAAATCGGCGGCCAAGGAGCCCGTCAATTTCGTCATCGGGATCTACAACAAGGGCATCGTTAGCCTGGTCAACAAGCTGGCCGGTTTCGCCGGGGTAAAGACGCGGCTGACGGCCATTCCCAAGCTGGCACGTGGTGGCACGCTGGACAACCCGTTGCCAGTCCAGCCAATGATGACGAACGGTCCGATGGCGATCGTCGGCGAGGGCCGCCAGCGCTACCCCGAATACGTCATCCCGACCGATCCGCGGTTCCGCGGCCGGGCACAGGGGCTGTGGGCGGCAGCGGGCCGGGACCTGATGTCGGGCGGCAGGGACTGGACACGCGGCCCGCAGGCGCTCGGCGGCGAAGGCATCGCGTTCGCCCGCGGCGGCAGTCTCCAGGCGATGGCGTTCGGCGGGGTCATCGGCAAGTTCGTCGACGGCGTGAAGAACTGGACCATCGGCAACGTCGGCAAGGCCGCCGAGGGCCTGCTGTCGAAAGTGCTCGGCGGCGCAGTGCCGGGCTCCGGCGTCTTCCGGGACACCGTCGCCGCAATCCCCGGATGGATCAAGAAGACGGTCCTGGCCTGGATCAAGGGCAAGGTCACCGGCGGCGTCGGCGGCAAGGGAGTCCAGCGCGGCCTGGCGTTCGCCCGGTCCCAGTCCGGCAAGCCGTACGTGTGGGGCGGCGTCGGCCCCGGCGGCTATGACTGCTCCGGCTTCATGTCGGCGATCGTCAACGTGATCAAGGGTCGCAACCCGTACAGCCGCCTGTTCTCGACCAGGAGCTTCACCGGCGGGGACAGCGGCCCGTCGGGGTTCCGCAAGGGGCTGCGCTCCGGCTTCACCGTCGGCGTCACGAACGCCGGCGTCGGCCACATGGCGGGCACGCTCGGCGGCGTCAACGTGGAGTCGTCCGGGTCGCGCGGCGTCCACATGGGTCCCGGTGCGCGCGGCACGAACGACGGCCTTTTCCCGATGAAGTACGGGCTGAAGTTCGACTCCGGCGGCATGCTCCCGCGCGGCTGGTCCACGGTCTACAACGGCCTGTCCAAGCCCGAGCCGATCTTCCCGAGCACGGAGGCCGCGGCAGCGTACGGCAAGGACGGCCCGCTGGTGAACATCGAGAAGGTCGAGGTCACCGAGGCCGCCGACGTGGACATGCTCGCGGGCAGGCTGGGCTTCGCGATCAGGGCTGCGAGCTTCGGCTGATGCTTACCTCGGTGAAGTTGGTCGACGGCGCCCGCGAGATGGTGCTGCTGCCGCGCCAGACCCAGGGCGTGTTCTTGCAGCAGGTCGACGCGCCGATGCCGGAGGTCCGAGCGGTCTCCGAGGCGCGCACCGATGACGACGGTGAGCGCGACTCCACGGAGCTGTTCGGCGCGCGGGCGTGCTCGATCGAGCTGCTGGTGACGCAGGACCCGCGCGCCGTCGAAGACGAGCTGGCGCGGTTCCTGCACCCGCGCCTGCGCCCGTATCTGGTGGTGGAGGACGACGGCTGGTCGCAGGCGCGCCGCCTCGGTCTGCGGGTCGAGCAGCTCTCGATGCCGCTGACGCTGGAGACGGCGCGGTGGGACGGCCGGAAGATCTCCGCCGCATGGAAGGTTCCGTCGGGGGTCTGGGAGGCGGTCGAGGAGTCGGAGACGACGGTGCTCGCTGACGTCGCGGCGACGACGGGCCGGTCGTATCCGAAGGTCTACCCGTGGGCGTACGCGGCGACGATGTCCACGGCGGCGACGATTGTCGGCAACGTTGGCTCCGTCCCCAGCCATTTCGTGGCGCGGTTGTATGGCCCGTGCACGGCGCCGCGCCTAGTCAACGAAACGACGGGCGAAGAGATCACGTTTACGTCGTCGCTGAGCTTGAGCGCGGGCGAGTACGTGGAGATCGACACCCGCAACCGTACGGCGCTGGCCTTGTCGAACACCAACGCGTCCCGGCTCACCTACGTGGACTTCGAGGTCACGTCGTGGTGGCGGATGGAGCCGGGCGACAACAAGGTCCGGTACGCGCCCATGACGTCGAGCGCGGGCTCGGCTGCCGTGATCACCTATCGGCCCGCGTGGCTGTGACATGAGGGAGGGCGTGTGACGCGCAGGGTCCTGTGGATGCAGGCTGCCGGTGGCGACACCGAGATCGAGTACGCGGCGGTGGATGACCGCTCGCTGATCGCGAGCCTGTTCCACGATGAGGGCGTGTTCGACGTGGTCTTCGGCTCGCTGAAAGTCAGTCAGCGGGGCGCGGGCGCGAACTTCTCCGTGGACGTCGCGGCCGGGACCGCGTTCATCTTCGGTGACGACGTGGCCGGGCAGGGCATGTACCTGGTCGGGTCCGACGCGGTCATCAACGTGACCGTGCCGTCCCCGCCGGCCAGCGGCACCCGGATTCACCGGGTCGTCGCGCAGGTGAAGGACAAGCTCCACAACAGCAGCGACTGGTCGGTCTACGACTGGGAGCCCGTGCTGTTGGAGGACACCGGTTCGGGCACGCCCGCCCTGCCCGACTCGGCGATCACCCTGGCGACGGTGTCCGTCGCGAACGGCCAGGTGTCGGTGACCGACTCCAACATCACCGACACGCGCACGCAGGCGTGCCTGATCACCAGCAAGTACTCGCTCGCGTTCGCCGACGCCGACCGGCCGCCGAACCCGTACGAGTCGGAGCTGATCTGGCGGACGAACACCAAGGACTACGAGGTCTGGGACGGCAGCGAGTGGCGGCCGTTCGGGATCAACCCGCCCGCCGCCCGGCTCGGCCGCATCACCACCAACCAGAGCATCGCGGACTCGACGACGACGGCACTCCAGTGGAACTCGGAACTGGAGGACACCCACGGCGGCCATGACAACACGACCAACCCGAGCCGGTACACGGCGCCGGTCGCGGGGCTGTACGCGGTGACGGTGTCGGCGCCATGGGCGCAGGCCACCCTCGGCGCGCGGCAGCTCGACCTGCGGGTCAACGGCTCCACCATCTACCCCGGGGCGCGCGACGGCAGCCCCGGCAACATCACCTTCGTGCAGAACGCCTCCCGCAAGCTCCGGCTCGCCGCGGGCGACTACGTGGAGGCCGTGGTGTGGCAGAGCTCCGGCAGCAGCGTTGCCATCGACCGCACCTTCCATTCCGGGCCGGGGATGGAAGTTTGCTGGCTGCGGCCGTAGGGAGCGCACGCGATGGGCTGGGTTGACGACGTCAAGAACGCCATGCTCGACCTCATCGACGAGGACGGCCCGAAGGCGGCGACACACGTAAGCCTGCACACCGCCGACCCGGGGACCTCCGGCGCGAGCGAGGTGACGGGCGGCAGCTACGCCAGGCAGGCGATCACCTGGAACCCCGCGTCGGACGGTCAGAAGACCGTGGTCGAGCCACCTGTCTTTCAGGTCCCCGGTTCGACCGTCATCACGCACTTTGGCCTGTGGAATGCCGGTTCGGGCGGGACGTACAGGTTCGGCAAGCTGCTGCCGAACCCGCAGACGTTCAGCAGCCCCGGCACGTACACGGCCGACTCCGTCACCGCGACCGTCTAGGAGGACGAGTGACGTACACCGACCAGGCGACCTTGGCCGCCGACCAGACCTTCCGAGACCGGGTGCGGGTCGCACTGGCCACCGCCGCGACGCAGGTGATGGGCGAGGCGCAGAACGCCTACTCCGACGAGCACTGGGGCAAGCGACAGGGGCTCGCCTACGAGGTGCTGCGCGCCGCCGCGTCGGGGATGTGGCTGGAGGCGTTCGTGTGGGGCACGGTCGCCAACGCAGGCATCACGGCGCAGTCCACCGACGACAACATCCAGTTCCAGGTCAACGCAGTCTGGGACGACCTAGCGGGCGTGAGGATCAACGACTGATGGCCAAGGCTGGTTACTCCATCGTGACGGGCGGCGCGGTCGCTCTGTCGGCGGCGACCGCCAAGACGGTCCTCGCAGTGAAGGCGCCCTCGTCGTCCGGGATCGACCTGAAGAAGCTCCGCGTGAGCTTTGACGGGACGTCGGGCTCGGCGGTGCCGGTGCTGGTCGAGCTGTGCTACGCCACGTACGCCACGGCGGGCACCTCGACCGACGCGTCCTCGTCGATCAAGCAGGTCTACGGCCGGTCCGTCACCGTCGGTGCGACTGCGGCGAGGAACTACACCGCCGAGCCGACTGTGCTGACCGCGCTGGAGGAGTGGCTGCTCACCCCGGCAGGTGGGCTGGTGCTATACGACTGGCCGCTCGGCGACACCCCGGACTCGGCGGTGTCCGAGGGGTTCGCGCTGCGGTGCACGGCACCCGCCGCCGTCAACGTCCGCGCGGGCCTGGTCTGGGAGCGCTGCTAGGGCTTCCAGTCCTCGTCAAAGTCCGGGTGGTCGGCGTACGGCAAGGCGAGGCGCTTCAGGGTCGTGCACCACCCCAGATGGTCAGCGCCTCGGTGCTCGCCCCAGTCGCACCGGTGCACGCCGTCATGGTCGGCCAAGAAGAGCCGCTTGGCCTCGACCTCGGCCAGCACCCGCACAGGGCTCTGAGTGCGGGCGTGCGCGAAGACATCGTCGGGCAGGTCTTCCCACTCGTAGCGGACGTCTTCGTCGTCCCATCGATCGGCGGCCCGTTCGGCGCGCTGCGCCACCTCGTCGATCCGTGCCCGCAGGAACTCCACCAGGTCCATCCGTCCAGTGTCGCTGATCGGGGGTGCGGGTGGAGCTGAATAACAACGCCGAGGGCGGCGCGAACGGCGTCACCGTCTCGGCGGCCAACTCCGGCGCCGCGTCCGGCAACGCCTGGGATGCCACGGTCGGCACCCCGACGATTACCTACGACAACACCCACTCCCTCGGCAACCTCGCCTACAAGGTGGTCGCGGGCGGCAGTGCCCAACAGATGGCGTGGACGTCGGCGAGCCACGGGACGCAGGCCGAGACGTGGGGGCGCATCTACCTGTGGTCGGACGGCCACCCGTCTTCCGTCACCGGCATTGCCCGATTCATGTCCGGCGGGTCGCAGGCCGCGCGGCTGCGGTACGAGTCGACCGGCCTGCTGACGATCTCCGACTCGGGCAACTCGCCGGAGTTCTCCACGGCCGGGGCGATCCCCACCGGCCAGTGGATACGACTGGAGTGGCACATCCAGTTCGTCGCGACGAACGCCACGGTGGAACTGCGAACCTTCAACAGCCCCGACTCGACTACGCCGACAGAGAGCCTGAGCGTCGCCAACGCAGCGGGGATCGGCGCCAACTGCGATCGCCTGGAATTCGGCTCCTTCAACGCCTCGACGTGGACGGGCTGGATGGACGGACTCAACGTCAACAGCATCGGCTTCCCCGGCCCGGTCACGCGGCGCCGCTCCGGCGTGCTCGTCTCGACGTCCGCCGTACGGCGCGCGGCCACATGGTGAGGGGGTGAGCAGTGGCCCGCCTCGGACGCCGCCAGCCGAACCGCCCGGTCATCACCCGAACACGGGCCGCCGGATCGCCGCACGGCGACCTTCTCGTCACCGGCAACGCGGACGTCACCCTCACCGGCACCGCCCACCGGCATGGCGACCTCACCGTCACCGGCGAGGCCACCGTCACCCTTGTCGGCACCAAGAACACCAGCATCGGCCTGCCGCCGAGACCACGCACCCGCTGGCAGCTTGTCATCGGCCCGGCCAGCGGCGGGCACGAGCTGGCGCTGACGGAGGCGAGCGCGCGGCGGTACACGGCGAGGCTCAACGACAACTCGGAGTTGTCCTTCTCGATCGACGGCCGTCACGAACAGTCCGCCGCGATCGAGGAGCTGTCCACCGACATCCACCTGCTGTTCAGCGACTCCACCGGCACGACGATCCTGGACAGGTGCCGGGTCGGCCAGACCAGAGACGACGTCGGCGAGACCGAGCACCGCGTCGAGGTCACCTGCCTGGACTATCGTGCCGTGCTCGCCCGGCGCCGCCTGTACTCGGACGCCACCTTGACCTACACGGCCGTCGATCAGGCGGAGATCGCCTGGTCGATGATCAACTACACGCAGGGCAAAGCAGGCGGGAACCTCGGCATCTCCAAGGGCTGGGTCGGCACGTCGCCGACAGGGCAGCCCCGCGACCGCACGTACGAGGCGGGCGACTCCATAGGCGAGCGCATCCAGGAGTTGTCTGAGGTCATCGACGGCTACGACTGGGACATCACGCCGACCTCGGCGAGTGCGCTCCGCCTGGACGTCTGGTCCCCGGAGCGCGGCTCCGACCGGGGCGTGGTGCTCATCCACGGCGGTCTCGCCGCGCAGGTGCAACGCGAGGTCAACCCGTCCGACTACGCCAACGCACTGCGGTACACGGGCGCGAGCGACCCGGCGACGACCCCGGACGAGTCGGAGGCCACCGACCTGGCGCAGCCGGACGTCTTCCCGCAGGGCCGCTGGGATGCGGCGTTCGGTGACGACGGCCTCACGCAGGACGGTCTGGACGACCGCGCCGCATGGCAACTCGCACAGAGCCAGGTCGTCACACCCGTGTACACGGTCCGGCTGACGCGCGGCTCGTGGGACGGCCCGGATCACATCTGGCTCGGCGACACGGTCCGGCTGGTCGTGCGGTCGGGGCGGCTCGCAGTGGACGCAGCGCTGCGCGTGCACGAGGTGGAGATCGCCCTGGACGGCGACGGCGGCGAGAACATCACGCTCACCCTCGGCGGCCCGCGCCCCGACTTCAGGCGTTGGCCGTCGGCGATCGACAAGCGGCTCAAGAACCTGGAGCGACGATGACCGACCCCGTACCCGCGACTCCGACCGGCGCACCGGTCGTCTTCTATACCCCGCACCAGGACGACGAGACGCTTTTCATGGGGCAGGTGATCGCCCGTCACGCTCTCGCGAACCGCGAGGTCCACGTGGTGCTGGTCTCCAACGGCTCCACCTCGGGTGCGCGCGGCTTGATCAACGGGGACGACGACAGTTACTGGTGGGGCGGCTACCACTACCCGCCGCGCGAGGGGTATGCGCCGCTGACCGCGGCCGACTTCGCTGACGCCCGGACCCGTGAGCTGGTCGCGGCGTGTGCGCAGCTCGGCGTGCCCGCGTCCCGCGTCCACCTGGGCCGCGCGGACGCTCCTGCGGCGACGACGATGGACCTGCCGACCACCATTTCCACGACGTGGGCGACGCAGGTCATGCAGTCGTGGGCGGCGCATTTCGCCGCGCTCGGCTGGTCCAGCGTGGGCCACTACACGATGTGGTGGGGCGACAACCACAGTGATCACGCCGCGCTCGGCTCGGCGCTGCGGACGTGGGCGCCGCCCGACCGGCGGTGGCTCGTCAAGCCTGAGCAGGCCAGCGCCGCCGGGGCCGGGCAGTACGGTCTGCCGTCCAGCTCCGCCGCGATGATCCGGCAGATGGCCCGCCGCGCCGGGTGGTGCTACCGGTCCTGGCAGCCCGCCGCCGGGTGTTTCGCGTGCGGCTACCACTCGGTGTCGTTCGACGGCCCGGAGGACGGGACCCCGAACTACCTTCTGGCGCCGTAGTTGCCGCACCGATGATCGACGAGCGCTGATGGACGGGGGTGACGATGGCCGATGAGCCGTCGCTGCGCGAGCTCAAGAACCTCATCGAGCGCAACCACGCCGACGTCCGTGACGACTACCTCGACCTCAAGACACAGGTCGCCCGCGACTCTACGGACCTGGCCGACAAGCTCCGGCAGTTCGTCCTCAAGGAGGTCTTCGAGGCCAAGGAGTCCGCGATGCTCCAGCGGATCATCGCCCTGGAGGAGAACGCCAAGACCTCCCGCGCGCAGGTCCGTGTCGCGGTGCTCGCGGCGGTGGCGTCGGTGATCGCAACGGTGCTGGCGGCGGTCATACTCGCGGCGATCGGCGGTAAGCCGTGACCCGGCGGCAGGCGAAGGCGCGCGGCCTCGATGTGGCGATCGTCGTCGGCGTGATTGGCCTGGTGCTCGGTGTGCTGTGGGGGGCGCTGGCGATCGTGGACCTTCGCCACGACAACGCGGTGCTCACCGAGCAGGTTGAGCGGCTCGGCGGTGTGCCGCTGAAGTCCCCGAAGCCGGGCCCTCCGGGCGAGGCCGGACCGTCCGGATCTCCGGGCGTGCCGGGTGCTAGCGGCGCGCCGGGCCGGTCTGGTGTGCAGGGTCCGTCCGGCCGCCCAGGAGCGCAGGGTGAGCGCGGCGCTCCGGGACCGTCCGGCGTCGCGGGCGCGTCAGGTGCACCCGGTGCGGATGGGCAGCCGGGCGCGCAGGGGCCGCCCGGACCGAAGGGCGAGCCGGGGCCGCGCGGCGAGCCGGGACCCGCCGGGCCGCAGTGCCCGGACGGCTACCACGTGGAGACCGTCACGGTCGTCACGGCGAGCGGGCCGCAGGACGCGGCGACATGCGTAAGGGATGAGGAGGGGTGATGACCTACACCGTCGCCGCCGCGATCGAGGCTGCCACCCGAGAGGTCGGCACCCGCGAGACCGGCACGAACAAGGTCAAGTACAACGACTGGTTCGGGACGATCCCCGGCTACCCGCACGGCGGCCACGGCTATCCGTGGTGCGCCAGCTTTCAGAGCTGGGTCGCCGACCGGGCGGGCGGCGAGGCGAACCGCGACTACCCGCGCACGGCCGGGTGCGAGGTGGCGGTCGGCTGGTTCAAGACCCGCGACCGGTGGTCGTCCTCGCCGCACGTGGGTGACTGGGTCTTCTACGGCCCACGCGGTTCGACCCATGTCGAGCTGGTCGTCGCGGTCCACTCGGCAAGCATCGTCACCATCGGCGGCAACACCAGCGGGTCTCTAGAGGGCCGCTACTACGCCGGTGACGGCGTGTATCGCAAGACGGTGTCGCGCGGCTCCGACCGCATCTACGGCTACGGACGGCCCAACTATCTCGGCGCGCTGGGCGGGCCGACCAGCGAGGAGGAAGACGACATGCTCGGTCTGACGAAGGGCGACACCGGCGAGCGGGTCAAGCTGCTGCAGCTCATGATCCAGGCGGCCGGGCAGGGCAAGGCGCTCGGCTCCAGCGGCATCGACGGTGACTACGGACCGGCGACCGCCGAGGCGCTGCGCCTGGTCCGCAAGAGCGTCGGCTCCGACGCGGGCAAGGGCTACGGCGACCAGGTCGACGAGTACGCCCTGTCGCAGCTCCACATCGCCGTCGCCCGCAACCAGAGCCGGTACGACCTGCTGAAGGTCTGACCGCACCATCATCCGACGTCGGCGGAATCTACACAGCGCTGCAAGTTCTTCGCGCCGGAATCTACACCGACCTGCAAGTTCGTGACCCCAAGGAGGTCGCAATGAAGCTCGGAACCTACGCCAAGTCCATCGTCGCCGCCATCACCGCCGGTGGTGCCGCGCTCGGCACGGCGCTGGCCGACGACACGGTGACGACCGGCGAATGGGTCGGCGTCGCGCTGGCGGTGCTCGGCGCGCTGGGCATCACGTACGTCGTGCCGAACGCCAGGCAGTCCGACCCCCGCTAGACCCGGTCGGCGGGAGGGGAAGACCCGCTGGCCGTGCGAACGCCCCGTCTCCTTCGGGAGGCGGGGCGTTTCGTCGTGCCCGGGGGTCAGGCGGTGGTGACGTCCGTGGCCGGGACCTCCTGCCGGTGGCCGCCGTCCAGCTCAACGATGATCGTCTCGTCGCCGATCTCGGCGACCTCGCCTTCGCGCGACCAGTCCTCCGGTACCGAGTCGGCCGGAATGCTGACGCGGTCTCCCACGGCGAGGGGGCCGCGCTTGTCCATGTTCTGCTCCTTGAGGTGCTCAACGATGGGCGCGAGCGTGCCCTTGGCGTACCGGATCGACTCGTTCATGTGCTGGAAGGACTCGCCCATGCGCCGGGCCGCCTCGCTCATGTACTGGAAGGACTGCGCGAAGTCGGCGGGGGAGATCAGGACTGCGGCGGGCTTGCCGTGGCGGGTGATGATGGTGGGTTCGCCGCGCTCTTTGGCGGCGGTGATCAGGTCGGCGAATCGTTCGCGGGCCTCTTGGATGCCGATGTTCTCACTCATGCCTAGAACCTTACAGACCTTAAGGTCTGTAAGCAAGAGGGTTGGCAGCATCCTGCCACCCACCCCGTGACCTGCGGCGATCCGTCCTCTATCGTGGCGGGATGTCCGACCAGCCCGACTGCCCGACCTGTCACCGCCCCCTGGAGCGCGGCAAGGTCCTGGTTGGCTGGTCGCCCTGCACGTGCGCGGCCGCGTGGAGCGGGCTGAAGGGCCACCGCACCGTGCAGTGCAGGCACTGCCTGGACGAGGGCGTGGAGACGGTCTGGTACGACCCGCCACACCCGGTCGGGAAGGGACACCCCAACCGCCGGTTATCCACAGGCAGCCGATTCACCTCGCCGTCGTCGCGCCGATGCCTACCGTCGAGGTCATGGACACGCTCTCGCCCCTCGCTGCCCTCGCCTGCTGGCAAGCCGGGTTATCAAAGGCCACGCCCCCGGAAACCCGCGCGGTCCCGAGGGCGTGGCGACTGGATGGGCGCCGGCCCGACCCGCCAAGGCAGGCCGCCGCCCAAGGCCGCACCGTCCCCCCGCGCGGGGACGCAGTGCGGCTGCTGGTGAGGGGCGCCGCCTGGAGCAGGGCGGACCGGCGGCGCCCCTCGGTCTAGGTGTCCACCTGGCGCGACCGCTCGCGGCGTCGGGCGGCGGCGCGCTCGATGATGTTGCCCAAGTAGGCGATCTTGTCCGGGTTCTCTCGCGCGCCCCGGTTGTACTGCGACTCCGGCACGATGGCATTCATCAACGCGCCGTACGCGGCGGCCGCGTGCTGAACCTCGGTGGCCTTCGGCGGCTCGGACGACTGGGGCCCGGTCACGGCTCCACGCTCCATGTCAGCTCAGCCCACATGGTCTGCCCGGCCTCGCCGATCTCGTGGCCCATCTTGTCCGCGAGACTCTCAACGAGAACGAGGCCGCGGCCGTAGTCGCCGAGGGCGTCGGCCGCAGTCAATGGGCGGACCCAGTCGCCGGTTCCGGAGTCACTGACGGCGATGCGCGCCCACCCTGGCCGACTGGCCACGGTGACGGACACCTCGCCGCCGTCTTGGCCGGACGGGGTGTGCAGGAGCGCGTTCCCGGTGAACTCGCTCGCGATCAGCTCCGCGTCGTCCTGTCGGGGCGTCCCGTCGAGGAGCCCTCGCACGAACGCTCTGATAGCTGGCACCATGGACGGCAGACCGGGGTAGGTCTGGGACCATTCCATAGGGCACCCCCAAGCGATCACGCCTTGACGCTGGGTAACAAGAAAGCTGTGCGCACAGCTTGCAACCCGTGCGCACAGCTTGTCAAGCTTGTGCCCTGAATCCGTTCCACCTTGGCCACCGGAGTCCCCGTGACGCAGCCCGCATACCAGCGCATAGCGGATGATCTGCGGAAACAGATCATCAACGGGGCGCTTGCGCCCGGCGACAAGATCCCCTCACGGCCACAGCTCCGCCAGCGCTACGGCGTCTCCGACGCGGTCGCCGTCCAGGCCGTCCGACTGCTCGTGTCCGAGGGCTACGTCCAGGCCCGCTCCGGATCCGGCACGTACGTCCGCCAGCGTCCGCAGGTCACACGGCTGACCCGCTCCTGGTATCGAGAAGCCCGCGGCCGGGCGTCCTCGCCGTTCCGCGCGGACATGGAGTCGCAGGGCCGCGCCGGGGCGTGGCGGTCCAACTCGGAGACGACCACAGCGTCACCGGCCGTCGCGGAACGACTCGGCATCAGCGAGGGCGACTCGGTCATGATGACCCGCTACGTCTTCCTCGCCGACGGCCAGCCCGTCATGCTGTCCACCTCGTGGGAGCCGCTCGCCCTGACCCGCGGAACGCCGGTGATGCTGCCGGAGGCCGGGCCGCACGCGGGCGTGGGCGTAGTCGCGCGCATGGCGGCTATCGGGCAGACGGTGACGCTCGCAACCGAGATCGTCACCGCGCGGACCGTGACCGCGGAGGAGGCGGACCTGCTCGACGAGCCGATCGGCGCGATCGTCACCGTGATCCAGCGGACGTACTCCGGCGACCGGCCGGTGGAGACCGCGGACATCGTCGTGCCCGTCGACCGGTACGAGCTGGCGTACGTCATCCCCGTGGACTGACAGCCGACCGCCCGCCGACCGGCAGGCCGACGGGCGGGGACGTGCCTCAGCTGAACAGCTTGATCCGCTTGCGGACCTTCACGATGCCAGGCGTGGTCCCCTGGTCGGCCGCGGGGATGTCCCACGATGCGGTGATGGTCATGTCCTCCGGGCTCAGATAGACCAGCCGCCCGCCAGTCTTGCTCGGGATGTCGAACGTCAAGATGCCCTCGCGCGGGTCGCCCGGCTCGATCGGTGCGTCCACGCCGAACTCGGGAGCCGATCCGACCCACGGTGTGCTACTCGTGTTCCCGTCCGTCTCCGCGAGCGTCTGCCCCGAGCCCCGCCACTGGAAGCCGCCCCCACCCGCGCCACCCGCCGTCGAGTCGGGCTTGCTGAGCGGCTCGGCCTTCACGGAGATGATGGCGTACCAGCCGTTCTCTGGTCCCTCCAGGCCGCTGGTGTACGGGCCACGGTGGTACAGGACAGCCTGCGGGGTGACGCGGATCTTCGTCATGTTGTAGCCGGTCACCTCGGCGGGTTGGCCCCAGGTGAGGTTTGCGGGCGCCGCAGGTTTGGCGGCTGCCGGGGACACTGGGGCGCCATGGGCGCCGGTGTCGTCGGACTCCCCTCCCCCGCATGCCGCGAGACTGAGGGTGATGGCGAGGCCGAGGGCGGCCGCGAGGTAACGCATCATGGTCCTTCGGTTCGGTCGGTGCGGCGGGGGACGAGCGTGAGACGTCCCGACCGTCGCTGCGGGTTCACCTAGTGAGGCGGCTGTCACTATCCGGCCATGATCGACCAGCCATGATCGTGCGTCGCTCGTGCGTCAAGAGGGTGAGAATCCGAGTCCTTTCCTGTCCCGCCCAGTCCCGTGCAGTCAAGCAACTGTGCAGGTCACAGCACCGGTCAGCCTCTGACCAGCGTCGCCAGGAGTTCCACGTGGCGCGTCATCGGGAAGGCGTCCGAGATGGGTGCGTTCCAGGTCAACGCCCAGATTCGTCCGTCTCTGTACGGGCCGTGCGTCACCTGTGCGTCATGATCTTGAGCGTGCGCCCGTCGACCGCCGCGAGGCGCGGCCCCCAGTGTGGGGCGAGCGCGGCCAGCGCGCGGTCGGGGTCGTCGCGATACCAGCGGAGGCAGGCGCGCAGGAACTCCTCGAACTGCTCCGGCTCGCCGGTCGCCTCGTCGGCCACCGCGATGAGGGTGGCGTCCTGTCGCGCCTTCGCCCACCCGGCGGCGATGGCGTCATTGCGGTCAGGCGCCAGGTGCGCGTAGCGCTGCGTCGTCACGAAGGAAGCGTGCCGCAGTAGCGCCTGCACGTTGTAGAGCGGGACGCCGGCCTGCACCAGCCATGAAGCCGCCGTGTGGCGGCAGTCATGCGGGTCGTACCGCGGTACGGGCGCGAGCCGCCGACCCTCCGGCAGATTGCGGTTCTGCTCCCTGATCTTCTCGTTGGCGGCGTCGATCGCCGCATACCAGACGCCTCGCCAGTTCGCCCCTGACAGCGTCGGGAAGGTTCCCGTCTTCGGTGAGCGCCGCCGGGCCACGAAGACGAACCCGTCCGGCTCGCGCCCAGTCAGCAAGGCCGCCATCATGTCGCATACGTGCGGCGGAACGGGGATCTCGCCCCGCGAGGAAGAGTTCTTCGGGTATTCCTTCCACTCGCCGTACTGGGTGAGCGTGCCGGTGATGCGCAGCTTGCGCCGCGTCCAGTCCATGACGTTGCCCTGGCCGTCGTCACGCTCCCGTCCGACAGCGGCGGCGGCTTCGCCCCAGCGCGGACCGGAGCACACCATCAGCTCGACCATGACCGTGTGGGTGCGCGGCAGCTCGACCTGGATCCGATCGACCTGCGCGCGCGTGAACCATGCGGGCAGCTTCGGGTCCGTGGGCGGCAGTGCGATCTTCACGCATGGCGACTCTCCGATCGGACCCTCAAGGACGGCGTCGCCGATCATGGAGCTGAACAGGTTGTAGGTGCGGCGGATCGTCGCGGCGGGAATGCCGTCGGCCTGCATCTGCCGTATCCATCCCTGGACGTCCATCCGTTTGATCTTGGCCAGTGGCCACTCCTCCCACTGCGGGAGGATGCGGTACGTGAGTTGCGCGCGGTCGCCACGACGAGTTTCCGGTTCGACGACGCGCGCCGCCCACCATCGCTGGTACCACTCGCCGAACGTGATCCGGGCGGCTCGGGGGTCTCGCCATACGCCGCGGCGGATCGCGTCCTCTTGCTCGATCGCCCAGGCCTTCACCACGGACTTGAGCTTGTCGGTCTCAGTGATCCGCTTCCCGGACGGCAGGCGCACGGTGGCCTGCCATAGGCCGCTGGGGAGTTTGCGGTAGGAGGGCATGCTTGTCTCCATGTTGGGGCCCACCGGCGGGCGAGCGGGATACCCGCCGGTGGGAGTCTTAGCTCTGACGCCGCCGCCCGCCCAGCTCGTCGGGCGGGCGGTTCATGGTCCGCACGGCGCCCGCGAGGGCACGCTCCCCCTCCTCCAGTGCGGTGAGGCGCTCGGCCTGCTGCTCCTGCTCCTGCGCCACCTCGTGCACCTCCGTGCGGATGGCGGCCTGGCCGCGCACGACCAACTCGATGAGGTAGACGGTGAGGGTGATGCCAACGGCGACGGTGCTGCACCCGAGCGCGGTACATCCGATGAGGAGGAGTTCGACGGCCTCCTCGTGCAGGCCGAAGGAGAGGGCGACCAGGCCGACCACGGCGAGCGTGGATCCGAGTCCGCCGAGCGCGCGGCGCAGCACCCTTGCCACGGTGCGAGGGTCGATGTCGTCACCGTCCGTATGCGCGCTCAGGGTGTGATGTGTCATGAGAGTTCCAGGCCCCTTCCAACTCTCAGAATTGCGGGGGGGGGGGGGGTCTCGTCGTTGAGTCCTTAGCCTGGGAGCGCGCGGGGCGGGACGCCTCGTACCCCTCGTTTCAGTTGTGACGGTCCGTGATCCTCCGTGGATTCGGTCACCGTGGGGATGATTATGTATCGGTGTGTCGCGAAAACAACACCCGCTGCATTTTCGGCCCCGTCGACGGCATTTCACATAGTGACAAAAGTCAACCCTGTTGGCACGTCTGCGCAGGTCAGTAGGTTGATGTGCACCGAATCTGGTTCCAGTTCACCCGGTGTTCATGTCCGAGATTCTCTGGGATGCACGTGCATTACGGCGGCCCGGAACCCAGTGGTTGTTATTGGATGCCGGGTCTGTTTTGGAACTTTCCAACGGCTCTGACCTGGGCGATGCACTTGCATCAGCCCGCGTCCTGCTCCTCATCGAGCGCCTCCAATACGCGATTGGCCCTGCGAATCGCAGATTCATTCCGCTGTTCGACGAACCTTTCGACGCTGCGGCGCATGGCCAACAATGCTTCCACCGTCTCAGGGGCGAGTCCGGATTGCCGCAACTTCTCATCAGTAGGGACGGGCAAGGCGTTAGACGTGGCGCCCACATCCTCACCTGGCACCCATAGGCCGAGGTTGCGACGGACCGTGATGATGTCGAGGCCGAACAACTCGGCAAGCTGTTCGGCCCTCTCGTCGGAGACCATCACGTCGCGAGTCTCGTAGTTGTTGACCGTGCCCTTGTTCCATCCAAGACGGCGGTCTAGTTCGGCCTGAGTGGCGATGCCGAGCCGCTCCCGTTGCTGCCGGAGCCACCGTCCTGCGGGAGTCGGTTCGCTTCGTCTTCCTCTGGTGGACATGGGACCCAGTGTCGCACGCCGTGCGACGCCCGATCGGGACATCCCTGCTGGTCACTGTCGTTTTCCGTGCGACGCTTGACGTACGTCGCACGACGTGCGACGCTCCAAGCATGCAAAGCACCGACCTGAACGTCGAGTGGGGCAGCCGCCTCACGAGGGCGCGGGAGGCTTTGGATCTGTCCATCCGCGAGCTAGCTCGACGAACGGACATCCACGTCTCCCACCTCGCCCGCTTCGAGCGCGGGGAGAAGGGGCTTGGCGACGAGGCCCGCATTCGCGTCGCGGCCGAAATTGGCCAACAGGTCGCCAACCTCTTCCCCTACCCCGAAATCCCGGAGACCTCGTGCCCAAGTGCGGCCAATGCAACGGGCGCGGAACGGTCCCAAACCCCGGCGACGACGGGGGCGACCCGATCGCCTGTCCCATCTGTGGAGGCACCGGCGGTGTCGGGCCCCGAGGGGAGCCACGGCGATGAGTGACCTGATCCCGTTCCCCAGCAGCGAGCCCGAGCGGCAGTCGAACGTCATCGCCGTCCCGTTCCTCAGCGGCGCGATCCCGTGCGTGCGGATCGGCGACGAGCCGATGGTGATCCTCAAGCCGGTGTCCGACCTGCTCGGCCTGAACTGGGCTGGCCAGTACGCGAAGCTTTCCGCAGATCAGACGGCCTGCATTGAGTTCATCTCAATCCAGATGCCTGGCGACGATCAGGCCCGCAAGTCCATGGTCGTGACGCTGGAGACTTTCGCCGTCTGGCTTGCTCGCCTCCAGCCCTCCCGCGTGAAGGCCAGCGCTCGCGAAGTGGTGGTGACCTATCAGCGCGAGGCGGCTCGCGCCCTGCGCAACCACTTCTTCGGCGAGCGGGCTGAGGTGGCTGCGAAGTCGACCGACCATCTCGCCCTCGCGGAGAGCATCATCGCCGCGATCCGTGAGGACCGGCAGCGCATCGCCGCCGTCGAGGCGAAGGTCTCGGCGATCGAGGGGCGGCACGACTGGTTCACCGCACTCGGCTACGCCAAACTCACCGACCGCCCCACCGACCGGCCGTACCTGATCAAGGTCGGCACGCGGGCAGGTCGCATCCTGCGCGAGGGCGGAGAGCAGCCCGTAAAGCGTCAGGACGCCACGTTCGGCTCCGTCAACACCTACCCGGCCGACGTGCTGGAGCAGGCGTTCCAGGCGGTGAAGCGGTGATGGCCCGCGACTACATCGCCGAGATGGGCGACCGCCTTGCCGAGGCAATGGCTGACGGGGACTTTGTCGCCCCGGCACTCGCCGAGAAGCTGCACGCCCACCTTCTGGAGACCGACCCGGACCTGCTGGACGGGTGGCTGCGCGAGGGCGCGGTGCACTTCCTGACGCGGGCGATCGGAGACCGGGACCGCAACGAGCGTTCGGCTGCCCGTTCGCGCGGCGGTGCCCGCCGGTTCAAGGAGGCCAGCGACGCGGCACAGGCGGGCAACGACGCCGCGCTGTCCATGTTCGCGACGGTCCGCTACGTCATCGACGAAGGAGAAACCCGCCGGACGCTCGGCGACATGACCGGTGCTGACCACCTGTTCGTCGCTGACGGCTACAAGCAGACGGCCGCCAACGCCCGGATGCTCGAAGCGTTCCACCGGGCGGTCGGCAAGCGCGTCGGCAAGCGCAAGACCTGCGACGTGTTCACCGAGGCCGAGTACCAGAAGCTCTACGACTCGATCACCGGGCGCTCCCCGGGGTCGGGTCCGGCTGTCAAGGCGGCCTGAGCGCGATGACTTCCCTTGCCAATCCTGCTCGCCTCAGCCCCCGCCCGACATCCCACGCCAACCCGCAGCATCCCGGTCCCCTCTCGTCCCGACTTTCCTCCCCTTCCCAGCGCTTCGCAGCCCCCACCTATCCGACGCCCCTGACCTGTGCGCAGTCCCACCACTCCAGACCACCCCGACATCCCAACCCGCCCCTACCTGCTGCCGTCCATCCCGTCCCGACTGCGCTTCCCTCCCCTGCCCAACCCCTATCGACTTCCCCTCCCGGCCCGAGACACCTCGACACGCCTCTACGCCGCCGCGCCCCTGCCCGACAGCCCTGCCCGCGCCTATCCGTCCCTCCTTCATTCCGTCTCGACTCCCCAGCCCAACGCACGCCAACCCGGGGCCAACCTTCCCAGCCCGCCCGACTACCCAGCGCCTGCCCGGCTCTCGTCTCGCCAACCCGACTTCCCACCCCGTCCCGGCCCCACCCTTCGCCCTTCCGTCCCC